TAATTGGCAAGTGTGCGATCTTTAATGACTCCCAACACCGAGTCACACCACCCATACAACTAAAAAGTATTATCCGCAGTGACGGAAACAAATTCATAGAGAGTCGGTACACAAATAAAAAAGAGTAAATCAAAATCCACACCGCCTGCGACATACGTTTCCAATATGGGCCAACCTTGATCAGCTCCAGAACTGGTAGAACCACAACGCCCCATGGCAGAAATCTTAAGAGAATCAATCTCAGTTAATGCGGCAGCAACAGCACCCGCACGAGATGGACCATAAGATGGTCGAAACTTCCACTTCGAATATTGTGGTGTTACAACCGATAACGCACTCTGCGTATTTGTATTTGTCAAAGACATTCCACGCGTACCAATAACTGTCCGTTTTACATTAAAACTAGCAGAAGTAGGAACGCGGGATAAAGAAGATGCATCAGCTGTATTAGCACCTACACTAAAGCGATTACTGGCTAATCTCGTAGAATCTAAGATCCAGTAGATCGGATCTCGTTCTATCTTAAAATCATCCAATAATGCAGCGCCATTACCAATCACATTGAAATGGTGCACCAAAGATCCTCTATAACCAGCAAAGCAATTACCGAACCAGTTAAGGAAAGTATTTGGAGAAAACTGATAAGGAGTTCGTGAACCAGAAATTAATCCCACACCAAAATTAAGGGCTTGTGTTGAAAATCCAGGTTCTAAAGGATACCGTGGTATATAATTTGTATGAAAATACAAATTAGTAGTATTATAAGTAGCAGCAGCAGAAAGAGGATTACCCAAGGGTGCAACATGCCACAAGGTAGATCGATGGAGAAGTTGTCTCAAAGAAAGTACATTTTCTCCAACAGTTATTGCTAGCGTATCATCTTCCTGCAATTCCGTTCCCACATCACTTAATTGCAAGGATTGCACAGTATATACCGAAAAGTCAGGCAATGCATTGGGAACAGATAATCTAAAATCTTTCCCAGTACGTGCAAACAAGAGAACGTCGATAGATTGAGATGCTGCCGGTCCAGTAAGTTCATTCAAAACTACTACTTTAACGGCACCATTAAAATTACCAGGATTATATGACCATGCCGGTGCGCCTGTGGTGATGGTCCATGTATTAGCAACATTACTTGTAGATAACCACGGTGTATACGCTTTATATGGAATAGCAAATTCAACCTCGGTCTCAACCTGCAAATCAACAATACGAGTCATCGTAGTAGTTTCAGCGTTTGTACCAGGGATTCCCTGAGGATCCCAAGAGATTTGAACACGTCCAGTGTGATAACGACTTTTGACAAACTTCAGAGTGAAAATCATTTCACCACGCCACTGCTCAAATGCCGCAGCCGCATGACACGCTGGTGTCTCATTAATAAAATTCTGAGAAGTACCCGCTAGCGAGCTGAAAAGTCGTGGAGTTACTGGAAAACACATTATCTGAGTACCAGGAGCATATGCCTCAGTCCACAAGGATCCTGTAATCCAAGATTGCTTACCAGCAAAGTTGACGATGGTTAATTCGTCGTCTTGCTCTATTCCGATAACTCTCTTGTCCACAGTAATTTCATTCTTAGGATCAATAGATAGTTTATCTATAGGAACACTAGTCTCAACATTACTAAAAGCATGAAAACTCTTAGGTTGAAAAGGCATTACATCATCTATAACAGGAGGATTAGAAAATCCAAAAAGAGATGCTATACCGCCTATAGCTTTGGCACCAATTTCGGTGGCACGTGCTAAAGTACCAACAAAGGGCACATTACTCAGCTTACCAGCAATATTAGCAACAGTACTAGCCGGACCACTGATAGGACCGGCACTATCGTACTCATCAGATTGCAATATTAGGCCTGAAGTCAAACCTGCCAACTCAGCATCCTCCATCCATGCATAACATGTCACTGTTACATTAGTAGCTGGAACACCATTGGCGGATTGTAACACGGAATATAAAATATAATTTATACGTCCCAGTGTAGCAAAATTTAAGTTAGATTGCAGATTAACCCAGCTATGTGGCCATAAGAATGGACATTCCATTTCAAATGAGGTCATATCAGCAGGATAAAGAAAATCACCAGGCATTTGAGAAAATTTAATCTGATCACCCTGCGAGTTTGAAAAATCCATAGTACCGGGTATCATAGGGCAGTAACATACCCTAAGAGCACCATAATAAAATGGAGATGCATTAACAACAAACTTTAATTTCAATTTACCACGTATTCGCGCGTAATTTTGTAATTTGTTCTTAATAGATGTTGTATTGACGAACAATTGCCACGGATAAAATTGATTTTGCACTTGTGTAGCAGAACCCTCAACCCAGCTAAAAGTGTTAATAGCCACAGGACGAGACAAAAAATCACCAAGATGCCCAGATTTATCTGAATCCGGTTTATAAGTGATAACAGGAGCACTTTTAGACTCCATTAGACCTGCGTCACTAAAACGCAGATTATCCTGCTGCAAGTGTGATTCTCCTCCATCCTGCAGGTCACTTGATTGTATAGATAATCTACTAAGATTAAAATAACAGTCCTGTTTCATAATTTGGGATTTATACTCTCCCATGAGATTATTATTTAATAATGAATTGCACGACGAATAAAATTCATACACAATCCCCGCCTAAGGATATAAGTGTATATAGTTGTTACATTTGACGATCTACCATAACGTCTAATTAAATAATTACTTCGGGGAACGCCCAGGTGGAATTATAACATACAGTAAAACCCACTCTTCTCCATCTCATTAGCGTAACAACAAAAGCTGAGCAGAGACAGTAACTGTTTTACCATCGGAAATTTTGGCTTATATAAGTCGGACCTTTAACCGAGGCCCTTAATTTGGTAAATTCCAATGAAATTCACCTAAAATTTGTTTTGTTGTTTCAGGTTCCCATTCTAAATAATCATGGGACGCCTTTTCAAAACGCACAACTAAATTGTCCCACGTCTCAAAGGTATTATGTTCAATATATGGTGTCAAACCACAATCATTGAGCATATTCTTAAGGAAAAGAGTCATTTCATCAAATTTCTCTCTACCATAGAAAAAATATTCTGATATTGCTGATCTCACAATGTCTACACATTGTTGTTCATGGCATATAGTTTTCGAGGGAACACACATTAGCAAACTCTTTTTAATAGAATTCTCATCAAGAACAGCGCAATATGCATTTAGAATATCAGACCAAACGAAAGTTCTTTTTAGAAACGAAACTTCACTTAGTGATATAAAAGGTTTACTTTCAGCCTCTTTATCTGCCATAGTATACTCTATGCCTACATTGGCAAGAACATCAGCTATTGCGGTGTGGTTGAACCAATCAACCTTGCTAGTCATCGCATTATCATCACCATATGTGATCAATCGTACAACTTCCCTAAAAGATGCTGAATCTCCCTTAGGAGAAAGTTCACTAAAACAATAGCGCATATA